CCAAGCTTGAGGAGGAGTTGAAAAAAAAGGAAGAGAAAATAAGGCTTTCTGAAGTTGAGAAGGAAGTTGAGAGCCTTATGTTCTCTGAAGGTGGAAAAGCTTATATTCTCCCAAGCGAAAAAGAAAAGTGGGAGAAAATCTTTCTTTCAGTTCCCCCAGAGATAAAAGAACTCTTAATAGAGCTTCTGAAATCCAGACCAGCACTTGAATTAAGTGAAGCTGGTCTCAATACAGAAGGCAAAGGGGGAGAGACTGATACAGATAAAGAAGTCAAAGAGACTTTAGAAGATATTAAGAAACTAATAGAAGGAGGTAAATAATGGGATACGAAAAGGCACTTTTATCAACTACAACTTATTCTGATACCGAAGAGCTTATATATGATGATCAAAACCTTGTTCTTGTAGGTGTAACATTTAAAGGAAGAACAGGTGGAGATTCAGCTATTGATGCAGGGACACTTGTTGGAACCGTAACAGCTAATAGCACATATCAGGTATATGATGATAGTGCATCAGACGGAACAGAGACTGCTGTTGGTATAGTTATTGAAGATGTCCCTGCTCTTGCAGCTGGAGAAGAGTATAATGCAGTAATAGCAATTCACGGTGATTTCTATAAATCAAAGATTACAGGATACGATGCTGCTGCTCTCGCAGACCTTAACGGTAAAGTCGTTAAGAAAGGGTCTGTGGAGATTCTTTCATTTTAAAGGAGGGTAAAGAATGGGAAACCTTATTAACAATTTACCAGAACTGCGTCAACAAGTAGTTGATGAAGCGTTTAAGCTTATAAAACAACCAATAGATAACTTTATAGGAATTAGAGATATTCTTAAGACAAAAACTGTCCCCAGGCATAATGTCAAATGGGCAGAATATGAATCTGCAACAGGGCTTATGCAACCAGCACTTCCAGGAGAACCAGCTCCCAAGATCGCAGTAAAAGGTATGACAGTTAAAGTAATGGAGGGAATACCTTTCAAAGAAAAAACCACAATAGATGTTGAAGATCTTGCATTCTTGCAGCAATCAGAGAAGACAATAAGACAGAATTACTTACTTGATAGACTTTCTTGGCTTAAAACAAGAGCCTTCACAAGAATGGAAAAACTTGTCTGGGATGCTCTTGCGGGTTCTATTTCAATCTCTGAAAATGGTGTGGTGTTTTCTCAATCGTATTCTATTCAAACCTATAGTGGAGGAACATGGTCAACAGCCTCAACTGACATTCTTGCTGATATTAGGGCAATGAAGGCTCTTTATGTAGGAAAAGGAGCTACACCAAAGAAGATCATACTCAACACAAATACATATAATTATATTAAGAAGAATGATTACTTCACAAACATAGTTCAAAATTCTGGAAAAGAAGCTGCAAACAAGGTCATCTCTAATGTATTCTCTGACGAAGGGCTTGATGTGATAGTATATGATGGCGGATATTACGATTCATCTGGAAGCTTTAATTATTTCATTCCTGATAAGAAAGTCTTTATGATCGGAGAAGGACCCTATCCTCTTGGAAACTTTGTTCTTGTAACAGATCCTAACACAGCAACATTCTCAAAGAAACCAAAAGCTGGTTTCTGGACAAGAGTAATTGAGCATGAGGAAGATCCTTATAGCGTAGAGATTGTCGGTGGATTTAAGGGTGCTCCTGCAATCACATTCCCAAGCTGGGTTGTTCTTGCAACAGTAACTTAATAGAGGTGATACTTTATGAAATATAAAGTTAATCTGGGTTCATTCAATGTGATGGTCGGTGGGAAACTTTATCAATTCCCTAAAGGCTCTATAATTTCTTCTCCTCCGCTTCCTAAAGAAGTTTTAAAGAGAGTGGAAGAAGAATTTAAGAAACCACACGGTGCCATTTGGTTTTCTGCAATTAATGTGGAGAAGAAGAAAGAAGAGCCTAAAAAGGGAAAAATCCCCCCACCTGAACCACAGCCGCCAAAGAAAGAAAAATAGAAGATAGACGATGGCATTTGCTACTGCAACAGATGTAAGAAAATGGCTTCCTAAAAAATTATCTGAAGATACCACAAATATCTCCGATACAGTAATTGGGGATAAAATAGATCTTGCACATGCTTACATGTTGGCAGTTCTTGGGGTGGATGATTCCACATGGACATCCACCCCTGATATAGTAACTCAAACAGAAGCTCTACTTGCTGCAATTTACACTCTGGATTACTACGGTAGAGGTATGATGGAGATTACAGAGAAAAATTATCCCACACTTACTCAAAGACTTGCGGCGGAATTTAAGAGAAGGCTTGAAATAATAGAAGTTGAATACTCTGACATTGTAACAATATCTCACAATCTTAAAGAGAAATCACTCTTAAGCTACTATTATCCTGAAGATGAAGAAGAAGATGATTGGGAGGATCAGAGTTAATGGAAATTCCTAACTTCCCACGCTCCGAGTTCAACATCAATCCAGAACATGTAATGTATAACCTTTTTGGTTTGAGGGTAGATCTTATAGATGCCCCTACTCCAGAATTTGCATTTCTGTGGAATTTCGTGTATAGAATAGGGAGCACACCAGAGTTTCTCAATACTCTTGTCGAGACATTCAATAAAGCATCTTGGTATGGAAGAAAAAGCAATGTTTTTTGGCACAAAGGAGCTGTAGGAACTTTTCCAGAATGGGCTCCACTAAAACCATCTTATTTAAAATGGAAGAAATCACATGGAAAAAAAGGAACAGGTGATGAAATATTGATACTTACAGGAAAGCTCAAACAAGCTTGGGTTGAGACAGAGCCACGCCTTCGGATATGGAATGATACTATACAAATCACCCAATCTAATATTCCATATTATGGTATATTTCACATAACAGGAACTTCAAAAATGCCAAGAAGAAATTTCAAAAGAATACCAGCTGTTTTTCTTCTATCATGGGGAAGAAAAGCTGTAATAAAGTCTGCCTATGACGCTCAAGAAGAGATGTGGGAAAAAGCCAAAAGTTGGATGCCGTTTGTTGTTGATGATAAATCGTGGATTCAAGCTATTAAAAATATCATTACTGCTGGAGTTAATAGACGAACAAGTCAGGAGATGTCGGGATGGCAACAATAGAGCAAATAAGAAATAAATTGATTCAATATATAAAGGATAACATTACAGACATAAAATCCACAGATCACCCACTTTCGGCGGCTGTTTTTCCATCACTATGGATAGACGAAGGAAATTTCAATGTTATATATGATGGTATAAATATAAAATCAAGGAGATTTGAGTTTAATGCCTATCTCGTAGATCAACCAGGGATTCTTGGAGTGCAAGAGATGGTAGAAGAGCTTGGTGTTGTGGCAGAACAGATAACAGAATTACTGCTCAATAATCCTACTCTTGATGGTTATGTATCAGATATTACTTCAGTGTCTGTCAAAAATGCTATAACTCCGTATGTTACCGAAGGAATGGATTTGGTAATTTTGCCTATACAAATAATAATAATAGATTATAATTAAGGAGGTTATATGTGAAGAAAGTTGTTTATAAAGGAAACATGGACGAGGTTTATTTTGTTGGTGTTGCAGGGGTTTTTAAAAAAGATGTCCCCAGAACAGTAACAGATGAAGAGTGGGAGATTTTAAAAGGGACACCAACAATTAAGTTGGTGCATGAAAAAGAAAGAAAGAAGGAGGATAAATAATGCCAAACGCAAAACTTGGTAAGATAGCTTGGGCTGTTGAGACAACCTACGGAACAAGTCCTGGGTCATTTTCTCTATCAGTTCCCATTAACTCATTTAATCCTACTGCAAGTAATAACATAGAAATAGTTGACCTAATTGCTGATAATATAGAGTATAAGGAAGGGTATCCTGGAGATTTTACTATATCAGGACCTCTTAATATGCCTGCTTATGTAGAAGAGCTTGGATATTTCTTATATTATCTCTTTGGTTCTATATCCACAGAACAGCCAGATGGAACTGGTGCTCCTAACACATATCAGCACACATTCACATTTGGAAACACACAACCATCAATTACAATAGCAGTAGATGCTGTAAGTGAACAATTTGAGCTTGTAGGTTCTGTTATTACATCTATGGCACTTAACTGGTCAAGAACACCGCCATATATTCAGGCAAATATGAATGTTCTTTCAAAAACAATTTCCACATCAACCGCCTCATTACCAGCTGTAACAATTCCAACAATCAAGGCTTTTGGTGTTCACAACACCACTATTAAGGTTGATGGAAGTGAAATTTCCGCAGGAATTAGGAGTATAAACTTGACAATTGACAGAAATCCAGACACAGAAGATGCAAAGACACTCACATCTGGAAGATTTATTGAACAACCTGTTCCTCAAGCAACAAACATAACAGGATCAATTAAACTTCGTTTTGACAATATGGATCTCTGGAAAGAATTTTGGGGATCTTCTTCAGCAACATCTCCACAGGATACTCTTGATGGAATATCTCTTGAAATAATTACCACAGGAGAACTTATTGAAGCCACATACTATTACACTCTTGACCTTACTCTCTACAATGTTCTTTTGACAAACAGAAGTGGTGGAATGCTTGAGAGGCCAGGACCTATCGATGTGTCATTTGACATTCAGGCAATTTATGATAAAACTTCAGCAAAATCTGCACAGGCTGTTTTAATAAATAAGACAACTTCATATACATCATAAGGAGGCTTTATGGGTGAAGTGGACAATGAAGTATTAGAGAAAATTGAATATGGGGAAACAGAAGACGGGAAAAAGATTGAGATAATTCCAGATGTTCCTATAGATAAGAAGAAAAGAGTCTTTACTTTTCCCCTTGATGGTGGTTTTGGTTTTGAAGCATCTCCTTTAACCAAACACATGAAGGAATCTCTTGTTGTGCGTCTCAAGGTATATACAGAAGCAGAGAGGCTTGAGATTACAGATATTTTTATGGAAATAGGAGCCACAGAAACTAAAGATGTAAAAACCAGAAATACCTTGTATCGTAAATATAGACTTAAGTCTATTCTTTATGGTATTGATAGTTGGAACATTAAGGACGGAGAAGGAAAAGATGTTCCCGTAACTGAAGAAAATATCCTCAAACTTCCAAGCAAAGTAACTCAAGCTTTGTTTGAGATAATTAGTTTCATAAACCAACCTATAGACAAAGAAGAATTAAAAAACTTATAGACGCCTACGAGGGGGGGGAGGAAATAGATTTGTTTTATTTACCATACATAAAACAAGCAGAGCTATTTATCCACACGCAAACCCTCCCCTCCGTAGGCGGTTCACAAGATCAACCATTTCTTTTTTGGCAATTTGTTTTTGAACTCAAAGAGAGACAAATGGAGAATCTCAAGGAACAATCACAGGGTAATAATTTAATAGGAGAGCTTAAAAAGTATGATGTTAATATTCAAATATCAGGAGCGTAATAATGGCTGATATTGATAGAGCGGAAGCCGAATTAGTAATAACTTTAAGAGTTAGAGCAATTGATGAAGGGAGCGCCAAAAGTAATATTTCTGCTGTAACAGCAGAAATAAAAAGACTCCAAAAGGAGCTCAACAAACCTGCTCGTGGGCAAAGTTTTGAAAGAGTATTCATTTCTTTATTTTACCTCCGTCAAGCTATAAGAACAGTAACACAATCACTTCAGACATTTGGTGCTGGTAACAAGATGCTACAGACACAGCTTAACTTTATGTCGCAGGGAATCATGAATGCTGTTCTCGGTTGGAAAGTTATGGACAAGATGCTCAAAGACTACATCAATTCCCTTTACAAATCTATTAAACTTGAAAAACTCCGTATCCTACAGACAAAGTTAGCCAGAGGCGAAATAACACAGACAATGATGGAACAAGAAATGTCTATGCTGATGCAGAAACAGGCAGCCGCTGCAGCAGTTTCTGGTTGGGTTGCTATTGGTTTCGCTGTGGCTTCTATTATTCCTTACTTAATAAATCTCCGTAAAAAATCCCAAGAAGCAGCAGCCCAGATGCTTGATGATTTTGCTAATATCCGTTCTACAATAGATAAATTCCTTGAATCTAAAACAACAATAGAAGCTCTTGGTGCTCTTGCACAATTATCCAAAAAGTTAGGAACAGAAGGAGCACAAAATCTTCTCAAGTTCATTTCAGCTGGTGGTAATATAGACGAATATCTGAACGACTGGAAGAATATGACAAAAGCCCAACAGGATGCTCTGTGGACGCTGCTTTCAACTCTTCCCCAAGTTCAAGAACGATTAAAGAAAATGAGAGAGGAATTTACAGCAAAAGATCCAATAGCTGCCGCTTTTGCAGAATATGAAGAAGGTATTACTGGTGAAGCCCTAACTGCGGAAGAAAAAGCAAGAATAATAACCGAGGTTTTAGAAGAAATAAACGAAGTAAAAAAAGAAGGTAACTCAATACAGAAATTTACTAATCAGCTACTGGAAGACTATGATAGATATATCACCAGAATTGTGGGGGATCTTAATTATCTATTTGACATCATACAGAAGCGTGGTGCTGCCTACGAACAGTATTTAGCAAAGATAGGAATAATTGCCCCTATAGACCTTTTTGATACTAAATTAAAAGAAACTGAAGAGAAAGTAAGGGATTTCACTTCTGTAGTAAATAACTTCTACAAAGAACTTGCGAGATTAAGAGGAAATGAAAGAAAAGCTTTTGAGATAGATTTACAACAAGAGATTGAGGAATGGCGTGAAGCCAAGATTGCTGAAAAAGATATTGCAGAGAGAATCGCTTTAGAAAGAAGAAAGTTTGAAGAAGAGCAACGCCAGAAAGAAATTGAAGCTGCTTTTAAGAAAGAAGAAGAAGAGTGGAAACTTGTTGAGGAAGCAAGAAAAAGAGAAGAGGAGAAGTTAAAAATTATCCAAGAACTCCATCAGAAAAGGTGGGAACTTTTTGCTACAGACGAAGAAAAATTAGTCAAGACCTTAAGAGAAGAAGTAAAAGCATACAGAGAAGCTGGAGCTTCTATTGAACAGATAGAACAATATGTTCACAAGAGAATAGAAGATTTAGTCAGACAAGAGAAAAAAGAAAAGATTAATGCCATAGAAGAAGAAAGAGACGCCCAGATTAAGGCTCTGGAAGATATGAGAGAAGCCAGAGAGCGTATGTATTCAGATATAGCCAGAGCTGGGATGACAGATCTCCAAAAAGCCATTGCAGATGTATATGAGCAGTATCAGGAATTTCTTGAGGAAACTGGAGATCCAGAAGGTGCAAAGAAGTGGTATGACACACATCTGGGGCAAATTTTTGATCAAGAAGTAGAAAAAAGAAAGCAGCTTCAACAAAAAATAATTGATTCTGAAGAAAATCTTAAAGAAAGGATAAAAGAACTCACTATGGATGAGTATGAATATAAAATTCATACTCTTGAACTTCAAGCAGAAAAATATAAAGAAGAAGGCTTAAGCGAGAGAACTATAGCAGAGTGGCTTTACAATGAAAAACTAAAGATCTGGGAACAGGAAGTTGAAGCCTTTAAAGAGAAGGAAAGAAGAAAACAGGAAGCCCAGGAATCTGCTTTTTATAGATATAGACAATTTATTCTTCGTGCACAAGGACTTGAAGAACAAGCAAGAATAGAGAGTGCTGTCAGAGACATAAAAGATCTCATAAAAGGAATTTGGGAAGCTTATTCGGAAACTCCAGAAAAAGCAAAACAGATGATTCAGGAGATTATCAGTAATGTTCCTCTCTACTTCCAACATGAAGGCATCACAGAAGGTTTACAGGGATTTATGGAAGCTCAAGCTGAACTCCAAAAATTCTTCCAGCAATTACAACATCCACCTAAATTTAATCTACCAGATGAGTTAGCGAAACTGAAGCCAGTCAAACCAGATTTAGAAGAGCTGAATGATAAAGTCAAAGATGTTACACTTTCGACACAAGAATGGCAGCAGGCAATTGAGAGTGTTGTAAGCACACTAAACGCATATAAAGATCTTATTGATAATTGGTTTGCAGAAAGAACAAAAGAGATAGAAGAAGAAGCAAAAGCTGCAAAAGAAGCTATAGAAAAGGAAATAAAAGAAACTATTTTAGATTTGTTCAAACAAGCCACACAAAATATTTTGGGGGCTCCTTCTTGGTATGAAACAGGATATGCTTCTGGAAAGGCATACATTAAAGGATTTAATGAAGGAGTAGAAGAAGATGCTGTTCAAATAGCCCAGACAATAGCAAGGTTCATTAAATTCCATTCACCACCAGAAGAGGGACCTCTGTCTGATTCAGATGAGTATGGATATAGATTTATCAAAATGTTTATAGAAAGCATGATGAGAGGTATTCCATACCTTGTTCAATCAATTAGCTATGTTTTTGCTCCTGTTTCTCCAGAACATATATTTTATAACTTCTACGACAGACTAACCAGAATAAATCACCCGTGGTATTTGAGACATTGGGGAGAATTTTTCAAGTCAGGCAAAACACTTGAGCCAATCCTTCCGGGTATGTCTCTTGAAGATATGGAAAAATTCCTCGCAGAACATCCAGCGAACATAGGTGCTTTACTTTCAATATATAGAAGCAAGGGACGGAAAGAACTGCAAGCAGCCAGAAGAATGGTAACAAACATACAAAATGCTATGAAACTTCAACAACTAACTGGAGAAGAGAGAAGTAGATTTATAGAAGCACTTTTACATCAATTTGGTGGGTTAGAAGTTAATGAAATTATGGCACTTTCCAAAAAATCCGCAGATGCTCTCCAAGCTATGCTGAAAGAGTGGAGAACGAAGGAACACCAGGTTGGTATAGGATCTTACAGACGAGGTCTGGTTCTTTATGGAGATGAATATGAAACTGTCGAAACTATCCAGCAATTTTTAAGGTTTATTCGTTCATTTGATATAACTAAACAAGGTATGACAGATAAAGAGAGACACATGCTTGGTTTATTTACTACTGAAGAACTACTATCCAAATATGTTGGCACTCATGGACAGAATTGGACTAAAGCAATAAGATTTTTGCTGAAGGCAAAAGAAGTTGGAAAAATTACAGAGGAAGAATTCAAACAATGGGTGGGGAAAGTTTTTGAAATGCTGGTTGCAAGGGGAAATAGGTTAACTATTTCAGAACAACAATGGATTGATCGATTGAAGCAGCATCCCGAAACATGGAGTCAATCATATATCAACCAATATCTTACCAATAAAAAAGCAAACTTCTCTCCAGCTATGCTTGCGTGGATGCTCTCTTACTTTGGAGAACAGGGAATAAAACAAAACTTCCCAGATTTATGGGAAAAGCTTAAGACAGGACAATATGGTTATAGTCTCTTTGGACGAGATGTATCAGCATACTGGATGGCTCAAATCCCCTGGGGTCAACCATACGGACAATGGAGTGGTGGTTCTGGCACATCTACTTCTCAATACGGAACGGGATCAATTCCTTCCGAATATGTGCCTCAAATGGGTGGTGCTGGTATTATGATAAATCTTATATTCAATATAGATGAGGTCAATGATATTAATATAAAGGATTTCGCCAAAATGGTTTCTGATGAATTAATGAGTGAACTTTCTAAATATATAGTATAAGTGAGGTGAGATAATGGCATATAACAAGGTTTTTGGTGCAGGAAACAATGCGTATCAGTATGTATTCAAAATCTATTTTGACCAAACAATAGACTCTGCGCCTAAATTAAAAGCGTGGGATGATTCTTCAACAAACTCTACTTCTCACGAAGTTTTAGCAGGAACTACAGGTAATGGTAATGTTTCTATGGTAGTAGCAATAGAAACCACATCTGGTGCTCCTTCCTCAAACTGGGCTTCAAGTGTATCTCAAACTTCTGGCGGAGCTTCTCCAAACAGACTAAAAGGCGATGATGCGTATTTGCTATTTCCAAATACAAACCAGACGCAGTATTTCAATTTAGCTTTAGAGGTCCCATCTGACGCTACATTGGGTGGTATCGGAACTTCAGATCATCAATTCACATTAGAAGTAGTCGCAACATATAGCGGAACTGCTCCTAATATTTATTTCTATTTTAATGATGCCACAGCGGGTGGGTCAGAAACCTCCCCCGTGTGGACAGAATGGCTCAACACTATGAAACTTTATCCTTGTGCATCAGGTTCTTCAACAACGGAAATCAAGAGTATTATCAGACCTACAAGTGGGACTATTATAGCACCAGAATATAGAGTGGGGTAATATGAGAATAAAATATTGGGTCAATGAACAAGAGGGAGAGGCTGACAATTTGGATGCCCTCCCTCCTTCTTGTGATAAAGTAATAATTTACATAGATGATTGGGTTTTTGAGATTCCCTCTGGTGCTAAATTCTACATCGGGACACAAGGAAAATGGAGAGTTTATCCAGAGCAGAAATTTGAAATAATTGGCTATCACATTGTATGGTTCAGAGATGATAAACTTTCGTGGGTATTTCTCAAAAAAAACGAACAACCGCAAATAATATGGAACTTGAGTTTTAAAGAGGTGAAATAATGCCAACGGTAACTATATATGGTTCTACATCTGACGCTTACGGATACCAAAGGAATACCGCTTATTCGGCTGTTCATGATGATACAAGTGCTTATGGAACGATAGGTAGTTCAAATTATATAAAAGTTGGGCAATATACCGACTCAACATACTTCTATATTTATCGTTCCTATATCTACTTTGATACATCTTCTATTCCAGTTGGTGCGGTTATTACTTCAGCAAGATTATCTCTGCGTGTATATACCGATTCTTCTGACACGGACTTTGATGTTGTAATACAGAATGGACAACCTAATAGACCTCAAGACCCACCAGATAATACTGATTTCTATTATGGGTATTATTCTGGAGACGGGGGTTCTGTAAACACAAGTTCAGCATCTGTCGGTTCATATCTTGATATACCACTAAATTCAACTGGAATCTCTTGGATAAACAAGGGCGGAGAAACTAAATTCTGTCTTCGCAGTAGAAAAGACATAGACAGCATAGCTCCAACCGATGATGAATACATTTGGTTTTCGAGCGCAGACTCTAGAAGTTACCCTATCCTTGAAATTACCTATGTAGTTACTGCTTCTGAATCAAGAGAAGGAGACTTTGGATTAACACCTAATATATACAGAGAAGGTGATTATGGACTTTCCATTATAGCAAGTGAAGCCAGAGAAACTGATTTTGGTTTAGAAGATTTCCAAAAATATACCCCGATTTTAGTTAAAATAAATGGCACAGATGCAAGAGATATTGTAAGAGTTATCACAATTACAGATAATAGGTTTAATGAGATAGATGAATGTGTGGTTGAGACAAAATCTCTTGAAGAACTACCATCCTACATTAACACAGACGCAATAAATGAAATAGAAGTCTGGTATTCAAACGCAGACTTGCTTTTTGCGGGATATTTTTATCCACCAGACAAAACTCCAAAACATAATGTGTTAAACAACATATATACCTTTAAAGCACTCTCTTGGCTTGATAAATTCAAAAGAATAAGAGTTACAAAAACATTTGATGGTTATACCGCAAGTCAGATTGTTAAAGCTTTGGTGGAAGAATATGCCCCAGATTTTTCAACTGAATATGTAGACAACAATACAACAGTTCTACATCTGACATTTGACCGTCAAACTCTCTATGACTGCATAGATACAGTAGCAAGTCTGGTTCAATGGAATTTCTGGATAGACGATAATAAAATAGTTCATTTTGTTGACCTTGTTAACCAGTCTCATTCTGGTGTTACAATAGATGATGAGCATTTTATAGCAGCAGAAGGTTTTACAAAATACGATTACTCACAGTTGTTCAACAAAGTTGTGGTCAAAGGCGGACAAGCATTATCGGAACTTCAATACAAGGACTGGTATGGTGATGGTTCTACAACAAGATTTAAGGTATCGTATATAGAATTTGAAAATTTACTTGTTAAAATGAATGGCATACCACTTGCGGGCGGATTTTATGGGAAAGATGATTTTTCAACTAAAGAGTATCTTCTTGACACAGATACAAAAGAAATCATATTTGAAACAGCACCGTCTTCGTCAGATCATATAGAAGTCTGGTATCAGTTTATCTACACACCTGTTTATACTTACGAAGATCAGGAAAGTATAGAAAAGTGGGGAATTTTAGAAGCAGAACCAATAACTCAACCTTCTGTTACCGATGTAAATACTTTAAAATACATTGGTAAGGTTTTTGTTGATACACATAAAGACCCGAAAGTGGTTGGAAAAATTGTTGTCAGAGACACACAACTTTCCAAAATGATATATGCAGGGAATTACATAGATGTTGACCTCTCAAGATACTACACAGGAACAATACAGATTGATAAAATAATACACACAATAACTCCTACAAAACATGAATTGCAGATTCTCCAAAGACCACAAAGGGACTTATATAGAACTCTGGCGGATATTTTTGATAAAATAGAATCCCACGATTTAAGACTCAACCAGATGGAAGGTTCGCAAGTATTACAGACAACTAAATCGGTTACAGACACATTAACACTTTCAGATTCGGCAACCATTGAGACCCCATCATTACCTTACTATATAGAAGATTTTGATGAAAATATAGGTTTAGTAGAAGTGGAGGCTACAAGTGAGCAACTCAACAATTAAATTGAAAGGCAAGGTTGTAATTAAAACTTGGGATTTAAATAATGGGGATTGGAAACATAGACCCCCAGATAGGGTAAATGAATATGAAAATTTAACTACCACAGATGGTATGGAAATTCTTTTAAAAAAATACATGGCAGAAGATAGCGGAGAGTATATAAGATGGCTTGGCGTAGGAACAGGCACAACAACCGTTACAGCTTCTGATACTGAAATAGAAAATGAGATTTACAGGCAATTAATTACTTCTCATTCCTATTCTATTCCTTCACTCGTGCTTACATTCTACTTCGCACAGGATGAAGCAGTAGGAAACTGGGGAAATTTAGGTTTAATTTTGTCAGACGGAACCCTCTTGACACATGTCAATATTACAGAAAGCAAATCCTCAAGTGAAGTTAAGACTGTAACATATACAATAACATTGAGTAATTAGGAGGAATAAATGGCTTTAAAATATCAGAGATTAAAAGAAAGTGATGTAGCAATAAAAGACTGGTTTAATGCCCTCATACAGACCAACAGAGGAGACATAGCCACAACCACCACTTATACCTATGACGCAAACGGGAATCTCACACAGATAGAAACAACGGGAGATATTGAGAAAACTGTAAGTATAACATATTCTGGGGATGATATTTCCTCTATTACTATAACACATAAAGAATACTTTTATCTTGAAAAATTAACCCCAGATGGCAGCTATACAGAATACACATCAAATTACTCTCCCTGGGATTCTTCTTATACTGCTGAAGTGTATGTGAATGGAACTTTACAAACATCTGGTTATACAGTAGATTATACAAACGGGAAAGTTACTTTTTCATCTGCTCTTACTTCTTCCGATGTTGTGAGGGCAAGTTTTAGGCATTTAAGAACAGTAACAATTTCAATTACTTATGATGCAAATGGGAATATCTCTCAAGTAACAAGGAGTGTCTCGTAATGGATAAAATCTTATCCCTGCAAAAACTTATTGAGATTAACAGAAAAATCGGAAATACAAACCCATCTACGCAGGACTGGACAACATTATTTAATGCTATTGCAAAAGTATATGCAAATGAAAAATTAGATACACAGTATTTCGGTAAGGCTTTGTGGGGTGTAGGAGAAACACCCACAACACATTCAGCTCCTGATGTTGACTGGGTTCTCGGAGAAACACATACTATTAATATGCCTTTTGCTTGTTATCTTGACAAACTCGTATGGTGGTTCAATATGGAAGCATATACAACTGATAGTGATAGAGCAGCTAATGTAAAATTTGAAATTGTATATCATCTTGATAATGGGAATACAATTACAGAAGATCTCGGAGAATATGGAACTACATCTACATCGTGGGATCAAATGACTTTTAATGGAGAAAGGAAACAATTTACCCCAAGTTCACCCATTACAAGTGTTGACATAAAATGGTATGTCCAATGGACTGCCAAGGGAACATATATAACTTCCGGTCCACCTCATTATTCACCACCACCTGCTTCATCAACAGCGTATGCAAGAGAACACACCGATGGCGGTGTAATTACTTTTTATATAAGGAGGGCATAATGGCTTTTGAAGATTTAGATGGAATTGTATTAATTCCAAAAATATTAACAATAGATGAAAAAATAGGAGATGCAAATCCTTCAAGTGGAAGCTGGGACTCGCTTTTTGAAGCCTTGCTGAAGATTTACAATAAAACTGTAGGACATCAGGTTATCACAAAATGGGGAACTGGAGATACTTTTACCGAATACGCAACTACCTCTGATTCTTACTCCGTAAAGGAAACCATAACATTCACATTCAACCAAACTCCAACTTCTGGCTGGGATTACATAAAACTAAATCTTGGACTTCAAATAAAATCAGACGGAACTCACACCTGTTATGGAAAATGGGAAGTAGGTTTTGGGTCGTCTCCTTCAAGTTGGACTACACTCACTACATACTCTACTACTTCAAGTTCTTATAGCACACATCAAGATTATTTCATTCTTTCACCTACTATATTTGATGATACTACAAACATTATCAAAGTAAGATGGTCAATCAAAAACAGTAACGGATTATCAACAGTTTATGGCAAGAGATATGGTATAGGAACTTGCGAGGCTTTTTGGAGATAAAGAATGGCACTTCCTTATGGAGTTAAAAGAGAAAAAACCCTTGATATTATTGTTCATAATTTTGGTGTAGATGCTTATTATGATAGTGTTCTCTGGCAGAAAAAAGCAGTCAAAAACCACTTCCAGAAATATCCTGAATACCACTATCACTATGTGATCCTTACTAATGGAGAAATATTAAAAGGAAACCCCGAAGATGTAGTGGTCTGGCATGCTAACAACAATGAGGTAAACGATACCTCTGTCTCTCTATGTTTGTGGGGAAATTTATCAAAAAGAAAACCCACAGAAGCACAGATAAGGAGTTTAATAGCTCTACTTAAAAAACTTACCAAAAAATATAAAATTCCAGTCAAGAACATTTTAGGTCATAGAGATGTGGGAGATGATTGGACAGAATGCCCTGGAGATTATCTTTATCAAATGCTCCCACAAATAAGAAAGGAGGTTGAATCTATGGGAATACCTCAATGGAAAATTGATGCAGTCAACAAAGCAAAAGAAAAAGGTTGGATTATATCAGATCATACCCCAGATGAACCTGTTGATATGGGAACCTTGTGTGCAATTCTTTTGAATATAGAAAAAGTGAACAATGTGTCTCTAATTAATCTCGCAGAGACTCTTGCTCACACAATATTAAATGAACTTAAAAAAAACGGAGGTTTATAAATGAACGGGTTAGAACATTTCCTCACTATTATGGATAAATATGGTGTATCTCTGGTAATAATCGGTGTGTTCCTTTTTTTACTTATTAAATATACTCCAAAAATCATAGAAACCTATAGAGAGTATGTTAAAACCATGCAGAAGATTTCAGATACAATAGAAAATCTTTCGGATGATTTGATAAGTCTTGATTTAAGTGTTAATGACCTACGAGAAACAATGAAAAGAGTTGGCACAGCAGTTAACCATAATAGTGATAATTTGGTCAAGATTATAGAGCAGGTAGCTTTTATTAAAGGAAAGCTCAACGGAGATAAAAATGAATGAGATAACTCTTGACTTGTCATACTTCATTATTGCTGGTTTTTTTGTGGAAATCCTTACAGAGTTGGTAAAAAAGATGTGGAGCCTGAAAGGTGGCTGGGTTCTCTTGTTCGCAATCGGGTTCGGGATATTGTTTTCAGTTTTAACGCTTCACCAAAGTATAAAATATCAGCTTGCATGGGATATTCCTGATTTGAGTTCCATTTTGATCACAGGTGTTATAAGTTCAAGTTTCGCAAAGTTTTATGATTATGTCTATAAGGCTACTAAATTGAAGTCAAAGGTATGAAATGAATTTTACTAAAGAGCAACTTAAAAAATTAAAAAAGATTATAGAAGAATTTAGAGAGAAAAGAAAGAAATTAAAAAAGCTTACAGATAAGGAATTAAAAGAACTTGAAGAAGAAACAGAAGGAGCTCTAAGATTATCTTTAGAAGCTGTTACAGGAATAAGAGATGACTAAAGAACAAATAAACATATTTTAATAAAATATGTGCATCTAACTGACAAAATTGTCCCAAAATTGACTAATGGTATCATACAAATTTGGAAAATTGTATATGATACTGTCGTATAAAATACAAAAAGCCCGCACAAATGGCGGGCATTTTTATTTGTAATGGCGGAGGGAGAGGATTGTCATTCCGACAACCCAAACCCCTCCATGAGAGGGAGCGACCCTGTGAGGGCTTTATTTCCCGCATTCCGCAGACCCCTTTACCACAGGACTTACCGCTCCCTAAAAACTCCAGGGCAGGTGGCGACCTTCCGTCCTCTTCTTGGATGGGTTTATATGGCTCCCATCTACCCACAGGGGAGAAGGCTCCTGCCCCGCACTTTCTCCCCGAAACCTTGTTCGCCTCAAGCGAACTCTGCTGAAGGCTTACACCCCCTTACAGAGGTTCAGTCTTCAGATAGGAGAGCCACCGCTACGCAGTAAACTCTCCCAAAAAAGTCTGCTTCCCTCCAACCCACAACCCGTCTTCGTCCTTTTAGCATAGGTAAAACCTACCCAAAAGTTTACAACGCAAGATTATTCACAAACTGAATAAAATTTATTCAGAATCTTCCCACTCTTCTCCTGTAATCTCCTTGTAGAGCTTATACCATTGCTTTTTAATCTCTGTCCCTATCTTTTTCCATTCGTCATCAGTAAGCACAATCCCTTTCTTTTCGGCGGTCTTTTTGAGCAAATCAAAAGCTTTTTCCCAACCTTCATCAACATCAATTCCCCAGAGCTTTAGGATAGTTACAAGATAGGGATACGCTTTCACTCCTTTTTTAAGATTCTTAAGAATCTCTTGAACATTCTTCTTTTCCTTTGGCGGTAGGCTCATATATGCTTTATAAAGAGCATAACCTATGATACCTACCACTACGATTACTAAAGATACAATGTTAAAATCCATACAAACCTCCTTTTCTCAATTTTACTTGACTTGGTGGACACTTTTGTCCACTATCGCAAGTTTATTTATTCAAAACCTCCTTCAATCTTTTCTTAACTTCTTCATGTTCAGCAAGCCAGTCAATTATAGCAACAAGAAGATTAATCATATAACTATTTAGTTTTATAGTATCTCTTGGTTCCCTTATAACATAGGCGATATACTCAATCAATTCTTCTGTGTTTAAAACATTTTCAATATCTTCTACTCTAATCTCCAAATCTTCTATTCTCTCTTCTAACTCACTCACATTAACCTCCTTTCTTGATGGAGCAGAGGGGAATTGAACCCCTGTTACTTGCTGGGGGAAAAATCCCCCAACAAGGCGAAACCCTGACTGCCCCATTAGTCAATCATTGTATATGTTTTTAATTTATACTTCTTAATAGTCCTAAATTGTTTTGGGGTGATGTTTTTATACTCAACTTCTGGATCTTCTCGTGAGAACACAGTTATATGATCAGGCATAATCCAACACATATATCCAGCTACAGGATCCAAATCCTTAAATAAACCTAAATGCTTCTGCACATCTGAAAGTCTAACAATATATCCGTGAAAAACTCTTCCCCAAGCTCTATATTCCTTTTTAAACACCTGTGAACGCTTATTTACAAGGTTAGTGCTACTCTGGTAGCTCATTCGCATGTGAAGAGAAACCTGTCTATCAAATTATCCCAAGTTGTGTCGTCTTCAAAAATAATTTTATGTGGATCTCTTGGAGTCGTAGAAGGTGGCGGTGAATTATCTGGAGCTTCTGCTGTTGAATCGGAACCCCAAGTTATAGTATATGGTTCATGAGGTAGCTCATAAGGAAAACCAGGATAAGGGTATGGATCCATTGGGTATCTTGGCTCCGCATCTTCTGCTTTCTTGACAATTGCCAAGTATTTCAATACGAAGTCCATAAACTCTTTTCTTTGCTCTGGAGTCATATCTTTCATTATCTCAACCAGAGCATATAGTAAATTAATGCAATGACAATCCTTTTCCATCTTAACCTCCGCTTTTATCTCCTAAAAACATATTTCCTCCTTTCTTGGCAGGGGAGCGAGGACTCGAACCTCAACTACCAGATCCAAAGTCTGGTATCCTACCATTAGATCACTCCCCTGTTTTATCTCTTAAGAAAGAAAAATCGTTATCCTCAAAAACCTGTGCAAACACATTCTGAATAGACAGAATGAGTTTTTCGGCTTTTGAATCTTGTGGCATCCCAGCTTCTTCCAGAATAGTGTGCAGTAATTCATGGATAAAGGTTGTTTTCTTCCACCTGTCTTCAATATCTTTCTTTATCCATATAATAGCTTTTTCAAAATCAACAAAGCCCCAAATTCCACTTACTTCCAAGTTTTTTGGAGCAATTTTCTCCAAATCTTCAACTTCTCTTACTTCATAAACATGATAACCTACTTTTACAATTTTAGGCAATTTCATCGATCACTCCTATCGGATTCCCAGTTTTTGTATCATAAAAAACACCGCTGTCTTCTAATTCATAATAAGCAGATAAATCAAATACCCCAAAAGTAGAAACAATAACTTTTCTACCTTCAAAGGTAGTATCTTCACATTCTTCAATTATAAGACTATCTTCTTCTGAATCCCAGTTAAACTTAACAAGCATATCACCCTCCATTTTAATTATAAACCTATAGGGCACTTTCCATTCTGGAACGAAGTTTCTCAAGAATCCTCTTAATCTTCTTTTTAACACCATTTTTACTCATTCTTAAAATTCTTGCCATTCGCCTATAACCCATACCTTCATAAAAGTGCAAGTAAATTAATTCTCTCTCGTCTTCTGGTAATTTTTCTATTTCTTGTTTTAGAATTTTTAAAGACCACACAGAAATTTGAGAAATAGGAGACCCAAGAGACGCTTGGTAAATTTTTGACTCATACTCAATTCTATCTTTTCCATTTTCTGGGAGTATATCTATATTTATAATCTTCTCGTCTCTCATACGCTTTTGGTGTCAAACCACAGAATCTCATCGTCAAATACAAACTTGACAACACCTATTGCACCGTTTCTGTTTTTCGCAACAATAAACTCTCCATTGCTTTGTCTTATTCCATTTTTATCTGTTGGTCTCCAAATTAGAATTACTACATCCGCATCTTGCTCAAGTGCTCCACTATCTCGCAAATCAAAAATCTGTGGTCTTTGCTCTTCCCTTGCTTCAGAGTTCCTATTAAGCTGTGAAAGAGCAACTACAGGAACATCAAGTTCTACTGCAATACTTTTCAAATCTCTTGATATTTCAGTTACAGCTTCGACTACAGTTTTTTTTGCAGGATAAGGCATTCTTTGAATGTAATCCACATAGATATAGTCTAACCCATATTTCTTCTTTACCTTCTTTGCAATTCTCCTAATGTCAGCTGTCCTAATATTTGGAGTGTTGTCGATAATTAATTTTTTGTCGTAAAGAGTGTTTAAAGTGTTGATTATCTTTTCCATATCTTCATTGCTTAAATTCCTTGATCTTATCTTTCTGTGGGGAATTTTTGTTATCTGACTAACCATTCTTTCCATAACAGATTGAATACTCATTTCAAGAGAGAAGAATAAGATTGAAAAACCTTCCCCGCTGTTTAGCAGCTGATTAGCGATCATCTGCGTAGCTGTAGTTGACTTACCAACAGAAGGTCTGCACGCAATAAGATTAAGAGATTGTCTCTCGAATCCTCCTATTATTCTGTCAATCTCATCAATACCAGAAGGAAGAATAACTTTATTCTCTTGCTTTTCCAAGCTTCTTGAGAAATCCATTATCGCTTCCCGCATAGTCATTAAAGTTCTTTTCTCATCATCCAAAGAGAAAGCTCTGTCAAGAATTGAATAAGCTTTCCCCAAATCCTGTTCTTTTACAAGAACATCGTAAGATTGCATAATAGATTCCAGAAGCCTTCTCTTTCTTGCTTTGTCTTTAAGTATCTTTTCGTAGGTCTTGAAATTAAGTGCAGTTGGAGTTAGGGATGAGAGAGAAGCAAGGTAGCCGAATCCTCCAACTTCCTCTAATAACCCTTCTTTCTTAAGCTCATCGTTGAGGGCAATCAAATCTGGCTGGATTTCTTTGTTAGCAAGTTTCTTCATGACCTTAAATATAACTTGATGGGCAGCACTATAGAAGTCTTCTGGCTTAAGTTCTGCATCATGTATTAGTTCAGGCTCAATTAAAATTGCCCCCAGATAAGCCTGTTCAGTTGTTGTATCAAGTAAACCAGAATTTAAAATTGCTTCTTCATCAATCAATTCTGCCCTCCGCTTCTCCTATCTTTAAAATGGCATTAAATGCAGCTTCAAGTGTGCCGAAGTATAATTCGTCTAAATCGGTTGATGGAAAATAAACCACAAAGGGATTCGGGGAAAGAGGCTCAAAATTTAACAAAAATGGAATCCCATTCTCAAATATCTTATTCTCAATTTGTTCAAGCGATAGTCCTTTAATCTCCATTTTTCACCTCCTTGTAAGCTTCTATTAAAATCCCAAAAGTTTCAAGATCCAAAACAACAAACTTTCCATAAGGCATCCTCACATACACCAGTGGGAGTTTTCCTTTAGAGGCTGCTCTTTCTTTTATTTTATCCATTATATCAAGAGTGATTCTAAATCCTTTTTTGTTTCTCGTAAATTTTGCTTCAGCTATAAAATGTTTACTTTCTGCATCAGCACCAACACCATGAATTTCCCCTGTGCGTGGTTTAATTTGCCAATCGTCAGGTTTGTCATGTTCCCATAAAAAACGCCCAATTTCCCTTTCAGCCTCTTTCCAGTTAAGTCCCATATTAATCTCCTATTATTTCTATAATATCTCTATTCTCGTTTACAATTATCTTAAAATCAGAGATTTTTTCGTCCAGATTATCTCCTTTTTTGATTTCAACAACCGCATCCAGTTGACCTATAGGATACAAACTTCCTTCTTCAGAGTTCTGTATTGTATCTATCATTCCTTTCATATCAGCACTCTGCTTCTGGAGATTTTTAATAGTTATATCATACTGCTGCAACTTTGCTTTTACTTGTGGATTGTCAGGAGTCAGAGTTTTTAGAAGGAAAGTTCTTTTTTCAGACTTAACCTGCTCAACTATCTTATTCACTTCTTCCTGCTGCTCCTTGATTTCCTTAATAATCTTCTTTTTAGATTTCTTGGTTATTTTGACAAAAATCGGCACCTTAATTAAAATATTCACTTCTCACCTCCTTTCATTCGGTAAAGAACTCCCTCTTTATGTGAGGAATAATGAGTTCCCACTTTTTTGAAAAATACCCAATCTGCTTGATAAATTCCTGTTTTCCTTTAATAGCAGTTTCAAGTTCTTGGATTTCTGAATAAAGTTCCGCAAGTTCATCATCTTCCTCCAAACAGATCTGGTCTATCTTCTTCTCCGAAGCATCGTATAAACCATACTCTTCAACTACCCTTTTTCTAACTTTTCTCTTTCTTAATGTATATCCTTTCTTGAGTAAACCAAGTTTGGCATAATCTTTTTCTAATTCTTTGCTCAACTTGAGACTCTCATTCTGTAAGAATATTGAAATCATTTCTGCCTGTTCTGGGGTAATTTTACTTTCTCCATCTGGCTCCAAACCATAATAGATTGCATTAAAATTCTCAATTATAATCTTTTCTACCTTATCCCATGTAAGCTTCAATACTCTACCTCCACAGGTTTTCTATGTAATTCCTCCGCCTCTGGATTTGAGTAATACTTCTTAATGATGTAATACTTCTTATCGAAGAATGGGAAGAATTGAGCCCTAAACTTGTTGACTGCTCCATCTGGAGCTTGACCAACTTCTACAATCCAACCACCAAGAGCAGCCTGAAGTTTTTTCTTTCTCATAAATGTTGTTTGATCTTGTGTAGTTCCTACAAGAACATAATAGACATTCCTGTAGAAACCTTGAAGTGCTTTGTGAAAATGCCCCAACAAAAGAACATTTGGTTTGTCATTTATATAACTCTCAATTATCTTCTGCGGAGTATAGCTTATAGCATAAGCACTTCCACCACCAGGATGAGCAAGTCTTATTGAAGCAGTTTTGCCCGTCTCTGGGTGTTTTATTAAAATATCTCTCTCTAAATATCCCAAATATACCAAATCATCTTTGCCCAATTCTTTTCTTCTTTGAACTGCATATTTACCGATGTCTCTAAAACCAATATTTTGTGTCCACCAACCTT